GGGACTACAAGGTGAGGAAGAGCCAGAGGATTGGTTCCCTCGTAGATCAAGAGAGTATTACTAGGAGTAAGAAATGAGCGAAAAAAAAGATCCACCAGTTTTAAAAGGTATTATTGGACGTAAGGTTAAAGAAAACCTTGACAGAATAAAAGATATCAGAGAAAGAAAAAAAAGATCTAGAAAAAACAGAAAAACAGTCCCCGTTTTTATGAAAGAAGGTGGCTCACAATCAACTGGGAGCTTCATGGGTGATTTAATGAAAGCCATTTCGGCAGGTGGATCTAGTAAACTTACCAAAAAATATAAAGTAAAAAAGGGTGATACTTTAGGGAGCATTGCCAAAGCGAATAATACTACAATTAAAATGCTACAAAAATTGAATCCTAGCATAAGCACGGAATATGGTTTCCAAGACACTAAAAAAGCCGAAGGTCAAAAGATGATGGGATTTAATAAAGAAACATTAAGAGTTCCAGATCCACAGTCTTTTCAAGGTGGTAAATTAAAGCCAGTTAGAACAAAAAAGAAAAAGAATCCATATGAAGGTCAAACAAAAGCTGACATGAAAGAGATGAACAGAAAAATAATGGATGAAAAAATGTTGAAGAGGCAACAAAAGAAGGTCAAAGATACTCCAGACAAAAATAAAAAAGTCGGGGGAACCATTAAAAAGATGAACATGGGTGGTGTAATGAAAAACCGTGGTGGGACGTTCAAAGGCGTTTACTAATGGGTAGACTTTTTAAGATAAGAAGAAAGTTAAACAAAAAGCCTAGTAAAAAAGTAAGAATAGTCAGAAATAGGTTTTCTGATATACTGGCTCCAGGTAAAAAAAGAACAACGAGGATATCTTGAATCAACAAGAATACAGAGCCACTATGGATAGGATGGAGGCTAGAGATAAAGCTGACGCTGCTCCCGTTGACACTTCACCTAGAACAAAATTTACAATATTACCTTTGAGTTATCCAGAGGGAACTCCAAAAGGAATAGAGAGATTACTTCAATCTAGGTTAGACACTCCAAAAATACTTGACTCATTGTTAGATACAGCGCAAATACCAGGGAGAGCTTTACGAGGAGAACTTGGTGAGGGAGGTATTGATAATCCCGAATTAATAGAAGCGGCAAGAAAATTTAGTTTTGATTTTGGAGTATTACCTGCCTTGGCAAATTTAGCAGCAAAACCAGCATCAAATGTTCTTAGAACTGGTATTGGTAAAGTTACAGATAAGAAAAACTTTCATGATGACATGTCCACTGAAGAGTTGATAACAGGTTATATTTTAGCTCCCGCCGTAACAAAAAAAAGAGAGAACAATGTAGGCATAGATGAGTTGGCTGCTAGATTAAAAAAAGATCCAGAGGTACAAAAGCAAAACAAAAAACTAAATGAAAAATTAGACGAAGAGGGATATGGAGAAACTGTTTCTGTTTTTAGAATGATAAAGAATCCTTTCAAAGAGGACATAAAAAAAGAAGAGATTGTTTCTGCTTCATTAAGCTCAGAGGGTTTAGGAAATAATTTAAATTTTTTTACTACTGGTAAAGCCTCCATGGATGATAAGGTAACTATCTTAAAATATGAAGTGCCTAGAGAAGATATTATAGGTTATTTTCCTTTTATGAAAGATAAAATAAAACAAAACACAGTTAATAAAAAAGTAAAAGAAAAAGGAATGGTTCCCGATCTTGGAAGCCGTTTTGAGAGAATCACTAATCCGTCTAAGTCTGCAAAAGAGTTAATAGAAAAACAAGATGAAATCATAGTTGATGTTTCAAAAATTGAACCAGAAGTTTTAAAAAGACCTTTTTCTAACGAGGACTTTAATTATATGACTATGGAAGGTCGTATGGCAGAAGATTTCGCCAAGAAAGAAATAAAAGATGTAGAGGGATTTAATTTGAGAATGGGATCTAACTACACTTTTTTAAATCCAGTAACTTTTCCTCAAAGATATAAAGAAAAATTTGGTCAAGACCTAACTCCAGAAAAATTTAGAGAAATTGAAAATGAATCAAGACAAGGAATTGTAGATCATTTTACCAGTTTTTTTACCCCAAAAAAACAAATTAAAAAAGCAATGGGTGGAGATGTTTCTTTGAGGGATGGTATCGGAGACATTTTTAGGGTATATATGTAGTAAAGGATTTTATTATGGCAGAACGAGAAATAGCAGGCATGGTTGAAAAGGCAATGGGCGCTGGTGGAGATGTCATGCCAGATGATGAAAGTTTAGATATCGAACTACCATCGACCATGGAAGAGTTACCCGAAGGTGTTGAACTTGTTACAGAAGAAACTGTAGAAGTTGTAGCCGAGCCATATAACCATGACGCTAACTTAGCAGAAGTTTTAGATGATTCTGTATTGGGATCTTTATCTTCAGAATTACAATCTAAAGTTCGAGAAGATATGGAATCAAGGCAAGATTGGGAAGAAGCCATTGCCAAGGGACTTAATTTACTTGGTATTAATTATGAAGATAGAAGTGATCCTTTTCTTGGTGCTAGTGGGGTAACTCATCCATTATTGAGTGAGGCGACAACACAGTTTCAGTCCCAAGCGTATAAAGAGATGTTACCAAGTGGAGGACCTGTAAAGACACAGATACTGGGTGTAGCTACACAACAAACAGAAGATCAAGCTCAAAGAGTAAAAGATTTCATGAACTATCAGATCATGGAAGTTATGGAAGAGTATGATCCAGACACAGATCAAATGTTATTTTATTTACCACTTACTGGATCTACATTTAAGAAAGTCTACTTTGATCAAGCCAAACAAAGGGCAGTTTCTAAGTTTGTTCCAGCAGAGGATTTAATAGTTCCGTATTCTGCATCTGATTTAATGACGGCTGAGCGGGTTACGCATGTAGTTAAAATGTCGTATAATGATATTAGAAAACTACAAGTAGCAGGAGTATACAAAGATGTGGAGTTATCTACTTCAGATTCTGGAGAAGATGAAGGCAGTATCCAAGGCACTACTGACGAGTTGCAAGGACTTCATCCAAACTATTCTGATGATGTATATACACTTTTGGAAATCCATGTGGATCTCGATCTGGAAGGCTTTGAAGATCCGAATGGGATTATGTTGCCGTACATTGTCACGATTGATGAGAATTCTAACGAAATTTTATCGGTGGTTAGGAACTATAGGGAACAAGACCCGTTAAGAAGAAAGCGTCAATACTTCGTACATTTTAAGTTTTTACCAGGTTTTGGTTTTTATGGTTTCGGATTACTACACACAATTGGTGGTTTGTCTCGTGCAGCCACCTCAATATTAAGGCAGTTAATAGATGCAGGTACTTTATCAAATCTTCCCGCGGGTTTCAAAGCGCGGGGTGTTCGTATTCGTAATGATGACGAGCCTCTTAATCCTGGTGAGTTCAGAGACATCGATGTCCCAGGTGGAGATCTCAAAAACTCCATTATCCCACTGCCATACAAAGAGCCATCTGGCACACTAGCACAACTTTTAGGTGTTGTTGTTGATTCTGGTAGACGTTTTGCACAAGTTGCAGACGCAAAAATTAGTGATGTGAACTCACAAGCACCAGTTGGAACGACTGTTGCGTTGATAGAACAAGGCTCAAAGATTATTTCAAGTATACATAAGCGACTACATTACGCTCAAAAACAAGAATTTAGAATGTTGGCAGAGATTTTTAGTGAAAATCCAGTGCCATACCCATATTCTGTAGGTAATGTTAACCCGCAAATCATGCAATCTGATTTTGATGGGCGTATTGACATACTTCCAGTGTCAGATCCGAGCATTTTTTCTATGGCACAGCGCTTGTCACTGGCCCAGACACAGTTGCAAATGGCACAACAAGCTCCACAGATACATAATCAGTATGAAGCTTTTAGGAGAATGTACGATGCACTCGACATTAAGAACATTGACAGCATTTTACCACCTCCACAACCGCCTGCACCAGTAGATCCAGCGACAGAAAACGCTAATTCTATCAAAGCAGCGCCTTTACAAGTATTTCCAGAACAAGATCATGAGGCTCATGTCCGTGCTCATGTGACATTTTTGGCTACACCAGCAGCACAAGTCAATCCACAAGGGTTTGCACTGCTACAAGCACATGTTCAAGAGCATGTTGGACTGATGGCAAGAGATCAAGTGACTAAATTCTTTCAAATTTCTGTACAAGAGGCTCAAGCAAGAGGTGAAATGGTTCCTCAAATTGATCCAGCAGCAATTGAAGCGGCTATTGCACAACAAATTGGTGAAATATTGGCTGAAGTCATGCCATCTCTACAACCACAACAACAAGTTGACCCACTTGTAGCTATTAGACAACAAGAATTACAGAATGATACTGCTGAAATACAGAGAAAAGTGGCAAATGATCAGATGAACTTCCAGATTGATCAAGCAAAGCTACAACAAGCATTTGATTTGGCACAACAGAGGTCAAGTCTACAAGAAAAAATAGCAGAAGATAGAAATGACGTAAATATTTACAGAATAAACACTCAAGCAGCTCTAAGGAAGTAAAAAATGGATCCAGCAACCATTGGAATCGCTATAACGGCAGCAAATACGGCATTTAATGCAATTAAACGCGGTTTTCAAGCAGGTCGTGAAATAGAATCAATGGGTAAAGACTTGGGACGTTGGATGTCTGCATTAAGTGATATTGATAATGCGGAGAAATCTGCAAAAAATGCATCACCTTTAATTAAATTGTTTAAGGGGAATGAGATAGAGGCAAGTGCGATAGAAGCTTTTACTGCAAAAAAGAAACTTGAGGCTCAACGTCAAGAGTTAAAGACTTTTATAAATTTTCATTATGGAACTAATTCTTGGAATGAGATTTTACAGATGGAAGCTGAAATTAGAAAACAAAGAAGAGACGAAGTGTATGCTAGACAAGAACTAATACGCAAGATCTGGGAATACATTGGTTGGTTCGTACTATTCTGTACGATTGTAGGTTTTGTTTTCTTTCTTGCGTGGTTATGGAAAGAAAGGAGAGGCTAATATGGACGGTGGTGTAATTTTGGACGCATGGAATGATTTGTCCTATTTTGAGGGAATATTATTTACAATTTGGTTATTTATCTTATATTATGGTAAGTGCTGGATAGATGAAAGGTTTAAAAAATGATAAGATGGTTATTTAACATGTTAAGAAAAAACGGAAGAGTTGGTATTAGTTCTGCCAGAGAATTATCAAGACACAGACTTCATACAACAAAGTATGAAGATTTGTGTATGTAGGAGGACGGAGTGCTTCAAGCGTTAATAGGACCTATAGCTAGTTTAGCTGGAACTTGGTTTGAAAACAAAGTCGAAAAGACAAAAGCAGAAGGACAAGCTAAAATTGCAGAGGCTCGTGCTCGTGCAACTGTTGCAGAAAAGGTTGCAGCAGGTGAGGTTGCATGGGAGGGTAAGATGGCAGATGCTACAGTGGATAGCTGGAAGGACGAGTTCGCCTTAGTGGTGCTTTTGGCCCCTGCGATTTTAGTATTCATTCCTGGGATGAAAGAATATGTTAAAGAGGGATTTGATATATTGGCAACTTTGCCAGAGTGGTATCAGTATCTCTTATATATTGCAATTAGTGCAAGTTTTGGAATCAAGGGGGTTGGACAAGCTGCAAAGATGTTCAAGAAAAAATAATGAATACAAATAAATGTCCAGAATGTGGATTTGAATTACCAGAAGGAGACTTTTGCCCAGAGTGTAGGGTAAGAAGAAAAAAGATTTGTGCAAGATTTATTTAGACATTTAAGGATACATACAATGACTAAAAAAAATAAAATTAAAAAAGTTATGAAAGGCTTACAAAAAGCTAGTAAGACACATGCGGCACAAGCTAAAACTTTAAAAAGTGTTTTGAAAAATGGCAAAAAGAAAAGATCCTAAAGTTGGAACTGGCAAGAAACCAAAAGGTTCTGGAAGACGTTTATATACGGATGAGAATCCTAAAGATACGTTTT